GGAGTCGAGACTGTTGATCTCGTTGATCGAATCCTGGCCTCCCGCGAGAAGCTGATCAGCAAATTCCTGACCGGCTGTACCTTCCTCGAGAAGCATCCTGTAAGTGGCATCGTCCAGCCCCAGAGCCCGCAGTCTCTGCAACGTTTCGGCGTACTTCTTGGTCGCCTCGATCTTCTCGCGCAAGGCCTTCTTATAGTTGGCGACCTGATCGATTTGCCGTCGCTTCTCTGCGGCGATTCGAGCCTTCTCGGCCCTTTCTCGACGCTCCTCATCGGTAAGCTCCGCCTCGGCAATGGCACTGGATATGAGCTCACTGATGTCCGGTATGTCCGAGTACTTGTCGATATAGGATTTCTCAGCGGCATCTCGTGCCGCCGTGGCATCGTCAAGCACCTTAGTGGCTTCGTCCAGATCTTCTGAGACCTTTGCGTATTGCTTGGAGAGACCGATCAGTTGGTTCTTCTCTTCCAGGAGCCCGACATTCAGGACTCTACGAGCTTCCGTAAGTCGGTGGAGATCCGCCGTATTTCCGCGAATCGCCGTTCGAAGTTCTGCAATCTCCTTTCGGTTCTTACCAGGACTCTTCTCCAACTCTGCCAGCTGATCTCTCTGCTCCTTGATGGTGCCCTTCATTTCGACAATCTCATCATGAATCTTGGTGCGAAGACTGCCGAAGGCACTACGAATATCAGCGGCGGAGCCATCGAGACCTTGCTTGAACCCGGTCCCGACTTCTTTGCCAATTTCCTTCATGACTTCAGAGGGCGAGTGAACTCCCAGCACATCCTTGAACGTGCTGATAGTCCCCTTCGCGATGTTACCGGCGGAGTCGTAAACCGGTTTGGCGTTGTTATCAACACCCTGGGCAAAGCCCATCATAGTTTGTCCACCAATTTCAGCGAACACTGACGAAGGTGAATGAATTCCTAGAACATCCTTGGCCCAGCCTGGCAATTTACTGAATACCAGCTGGAGCGCCTTCTGGAGAGGCCAAGCCTTGAGACCAAAGCCTTCCTTGATTCCGTCGACAATAGCGTCGGCAATGCCTAGACCCGCTTCGATCAACTGAGGCATATTTTGCCGAATCGAATTTTCGAGACCATTCAGGAACTTGATCAGGGCCTGGAAACCGATATGCGAGAGCTTTACCAAACCTTCAGCCAGCCCGTCGAGAAATTCTCGAGCAACTAGAAGGCCCTTCTTGATAATTATCGGAATTGCATTTTGCACGCCCTCCAGGAACTTCAAGATAAGCCTGGTACCTGCTGCGATAATCTTGGGAAGCTGATTGGCAACGGCGTCGATAAATCTGACAATCAGTCTTCCTGCTGCCGCGACTATCCTAGGAATCTCATTAGACACCGCATTGATGAATGCCGTGATAATTCTTCCTACCGTTGCCACTATTTGTGGAATATTCCTGAGAATGCCAAACAGGAAGGTCATCAGAAGTCTGAAACCCGCCGCCTGGATCTTCGGCATCTCAGCCGTCAGGGCAGTGAGGAACTTGACGATGATCTGCGCAACCTTGGTAGTCACCTGACCGATGTTCTGAGATATGCCATCGAGCAGACCCATCAGCAACTTGATACCGGCGGCTTGGATCTTCGGTACGTTCTCCACCAATACCTGAAGAATGGAGTTCACCAGGATACCAATGGCGTGGGCCAGCTTAGGCGCATTATCAGTAACGAACTGGATGATCATTTCAAGCATCTTACCCAAAGCTTCAAGCACTCTCGGAGCCAACTTGACGATCTCTTCGATGATACTCACCAAACCCTTGAGGAGCTCGATGACCAATGTCGGTAGTGCGGCGATGAAGGCGGCGATTGCCGCGATCATGACAGCTACGCCCTTTGAACCTTCTGCGCCCATAATTTGCATTGCCGTAGCAAATAGGAACACTGCTCCGGCTGTTATCACCAATACCCCCGCCAAAGGCAGAAGCGATATGCCAAGCTGAATAAGACCAGCACTGGCAACCAAGCCTACGACGGAAAGTACCCCAAGGGTCAAAGCTATAGCGGCAAGCCCCTTGATTAGAGTTGACCACTCCAAGTTTCCAAGAATGGCCAGCGTGGGCGCCAATATCGCCAGAGCCACCGCTGCGGCCAATAGGGCAACCGAACCGGGAAGCGTGCCTGCCATGGCCGTCAGACCAATAGCCAAGATGACTAGAGCACCGGCCATGCCTATAAGACCCTTGGCCAGCTCTCCAACACTGAGATTTCCTATTATCGTAATGGCAGCAGCGAGAACTACCATGGCTCCGGCCACAATGAGAATGCCAGCTGCAGTCAAGGCGATGGTAGGCGGAACCAACATCATGGCCAAACCGATACCGGCAATCGCCACCGTCACTCCGCCCAGACCCTTGAGCATGGTGGCGAAATCCATCTCTCCGAATATCTTGATCGCTACGGCAATGATGTTCAAAGCGACACCCAGAAGGATGAGTCCTGCCGCCGTGAGAGGCAAGGTGGGAGGCACAATCATCATGGCATTGCCGATCAGGGCAATCGCGCTGGCCATTCCGAGCAGACCCTTTACGAGATCTTCCCACGATAGACTGGCAAATATCTTGACCGATGCGGCGATCAGGTTTAGCCCAATCGCCAATGGAATCAGAGCCAGAGCCGTGACCATAAGCTTAGGTCCGCCCATTAGATTGAGAGCCACACCGACAGCCGCGATCGAACCGGCGATACCAACTAGTCCCTTGGCGATGTCTTCCCAACTCATGGTGGCAAATATCTTCATTGCCCCAGCCAGGATGGTAACGGCGATAGCCATACCGATCATGGAGGCAGCGATGATCGGAAGCTGGAGCATTCCCAGCTTACCCATGCCGCCCATCATCAACTTCATGGCGCCCATCAACTGGCCCAGACCAATCGCCACTGCGGACATGGCCTTGGCCAGATCGTCGGCATCGATCTTGGAGAAGATATAAACGGCACCGGCCAAAGCCAACACCGCGGCCGCAATCATGAGAATGGTTTGCGCCTGAATCTTCTTCTGCATGGCTTCGAGATGCCCGGTAAGTCCACCGAACACTTCGGTAAGGGCACCAAACGAATCAGTAAGCGCTCCGACGACACCGCTTTTACCCAACGCCTTCTTCAGCGCTAAGAACAAACCAGCGACAAGTCCGGTCTGAACGGCATCCATCATATTGTCGAAGTCTAGATTCCTGAGTGAATCGGAAATAAGGGTACCGAAATCCTTCATCTTGTCGACGAAAGACGAGAACCATGGCTCGAGGGCCTGCTTGGTCTTTTCGAATGCCCCGACGAGCTTGGCCCAGGCGTTCTTGATTCCGAGGACAAGCTTCTCCATCGGAGTCATTGTCTCCATCATGCCACCGATGGATTCTCCCAATTGTTCCGCATTCGACTTAGTGCCACCGCCGAACAGACCAGCGATGGCTCCGACAAGCTTCTTGAAAAGATCTAGCGGAATCTTGAGCACTGCCGTGAGTCCACTAAAGAACCCCTTGAGCAATCCTCCCTTGGTAAGGGCTTCGTCGACCGCGACAAGGAAATCGCCGATACCCCCGGTGAAATTCAGGAATCCCCCGGAGCCTTTTCCGACTACACCAAGCAGATCAAAGAGAACTCCGACAACACCCTTGATAACTTCCCAGCCGATATGGAGAACGGCGAAGAACCCTCGAGCAGTATCACGAATACCTTCGATCGCCGCTTTACCTGGCATTATAGATTCCATAAACTTACGGAAATTCGAGGTCATGCTAGCCAAATCTGCGCCGGTCTTCGCCGGGAAAATATCCCGGAAGGCATCCTTGATTGGCTTGAGAACCGCAAACAGAGCTTGGAATCCGGCTTTGATACCCTCAATCAGATCTGTGCGGCCACCGAGTTCTTTCCAGTCGTGCAGCACTTGGTTTCGCGCAAGTGCGTTGGCATTGATAAAGCCATTGATCGTGCCGCTCATCCCAGTGAAAAGCTCTTTGGCTTCCGTAAGGTTGCCAAATATGCTCTGGAAAGAAGCCGCCCAACCCGAGCCAATGGTTTCCTTAGCCACGTCGAAGACCTGGCCAAGCGTCTTGACTTCGGTTGCCGACTTGAACGCCGAATCAGACAGTTTCATCAGCGCTGCAAACTGCTCATCGGTGTACTTCACACCGTTCTTCTGCTCGAGAGCGGTCCTCGCGGTAGCGATCTTGGCTTCGACTTGAGCAGAAGTGTATTTCTTGAGGCCATCCTTGGTCAGCTCAGCCGACAGAGCAGCCTTTGAGAATCGACCATCCAAGGTGGCAAGCGTGTTGACCAGAACATCCGAAGTCAACCATGATGCCTCGCCACCCGGCTTAGCCATGATCGTCTCACGGAATGACTTACCGTTGATGGTAAGCTTCTTCATGGGCCCTTCGAGCTTTACGGATTCCTTATTCAGGCCGCCCATGGCGACAGAGGTCTGAGCCAAAGCGTTTTGCAGCTTCTTGCCACCCATACCCGCATTGACCACCGAGTTCCAGTCCTGCAGACCCACTCGACCCGAAGAAATGGCCTGAGACAGCTGATACATGGCTGTGGCAGCCTGCTGCGAGCTTGACCCCGAGAGGGCCGCCATGTTAGCGATACCCTTGATGGATGACGTCGCCGTCTTGAGATCGACACCGGCCGCGGTGAACGTACCGATGTTCCTCGCCATCTCCGAGAAATTATAGATGGTCTGATCGGAGTAACGGTTCAGTTCCTCTAGCGACGCATTGATCTCGGTCAGCGGACGATCGGTATTGGCCTGGATCGTCTGGATCGACTTCAGATTGGTTTCGTACTCATGCAGACCGTCGATAATCGGGCCAACCGCGAACGATTTGGCCCATGCCCCGGCCTTCGTGGCTGCTTGAGAAGCGATGTTGCCAAAGGCGACGGCAGCGGCACCCGAGAGAACGCTGAACTGGCCTTTGACGTTCTCCAGCGCGCGAGTCAGACCGCCAAGCTCGACCTGGTTAGAGGCTCTCTCAATATCAGAGAAGGTGGAACCAGCGCTGAGCTGACCCATCTTACCTTGCAGCTTGTCGACCGCTCGATTGGGCCCTTCCAGCGTAACCTTGTTGGCGGCTCGGTCAATATCGCCCATACCCTGGGCGGCTCCGGAACCAGCTCCACTAAGCTTGGCCTTGAGCTTGTCCAGCGCCGACATCGGGGCCTGGAGGGTGACCTTGTTGGCCGCCGATTCGATATTCTGAAGGCCGGTAGCCGAACCGATATGCTTGATCGACGCATCCAGCTTGGTCAGAGTCCCCATGGTGGTGGCAACTCGAGATTCGAAAACTTGATTCTCGAACGCCATTGAAACTACACGTTCATCAATACTCGGCATTACTTGGTCACCTCCCTCCACATGTCGGCTGCGATTTGGTCAAATATAGGGCGCATAGCAGGATTGATGTAGTCAATCCCTTGGACGTAGCCCCCTCGGCGGGTGCCATGGCCATACTGTATGATGGCCGCGATCGGGATGCGACCCGGGTCTTCAACGTTCGAGTTGTACCAGTGAATGGCGTAATATCCCGGTCGGTTGACGATCTCGTAGTACCATGAGTTGGCAGTCTTGGACGAATCCTTGGGCGTAGCGCTAGCCAGCGCCGTTACTCCGATGGGTCCGTACTTGGCCAGTACCTTGAACTCGTCTCGATTCTTCATGCGCTGCAAAAATGCCTGCGACTTGGCGAAGGAGCCGCGGGTCGTAACCTTGATCACGGCTCCTCCTTTTCTATTCGATCTTTATAAGGCGTATCAGCGTCAAACCATCGGGTGAATATGACTGAGCATCCGAGCCAACCATACGCTTGCGCACGGCTCGAACTCCACCTCCTCCGCCGGGAACTATGTTGAGAAGTTCGCCTGAGGTCCAGTTGTACTCAGCGTAATTGGCGTCAACTGCTCCATACGTTGTCGGGTATTGTCGTTGACCATACACCGAGGTATCCGCATAGGAAAACGATCCTCTTCCTCCTGCGGTAGCCTTTCGACCTGCGATGCTCACTCCATCCGGCCACAGTTTGTCGGAGGTAAGCTGATGGACCAAAGCCCTAGGAACCGAGTACATGATACGACGAGGTCTTGGCCCTGACGCACCACCTCGTCCTCCGCCGCCTCCGCCGCCAATGGCTCCATCCCAGGAACCATCGAGACCGTTGGCAAAATTCTTACTACCCAGACCTCCGCCGCCTGGAATAAGGCGACCCCCGAGCCCGCCGTCTCCACCATGACCGGAGAGAAATCTATCTTCACCCACCCAGCTCACACATTTCCCGCCGCCCTTTCCTCCAGAGGCCATAGCAATATCGCCGAATGAGGAAGCTCCTCCATCCTGTCCGTTCCCAGGAGGGGGTAGCGAATTGTGGGGCTCGGGCCATCGCTCGAACCATGGGTTGAGAATCTGGAGAAGAGCCATGTCATAAGGATCGTCATAGTAACGACTATCTTCAGCCCCCCAGAAATGATGATCACGGAGTGCCCAGAAATGCGGCTCTAAGGTAAGTTCTTCCGGGGTTTCTACTTGACCGAAACTTCCATCGGAACCCGACGTCCCTACCGTAACCGGGACCACATCGGGAAGATCAGCCAAGATGCCAGGCACTACATGAACTCCGCCACCGCCACCTGCGCCTCCAATAGCCTCGGGAGACAAGACCCCTTCAAACCCGCCAATCCCTAAATATGATCGATGCCAAGTGTTTACCCATCCTAGATGGGCTGGGTTCGTGTACTCCATGTGCTCAGCTTGGGTCATCCACCTACCAGCTTCGCTTACATAAATCGGAGCTCCGTATCGCCACAGATCCTTCCAGGCGTTCCAAACGTTGAGAGGCGTTACCAGCTGTTCAGTGGTAACATCCCACTGGACTCCAGCCATCCCACCACCTTGACCGCCAGCGGCGCCAACGCACCACACTTCGTAGTGGGTGTAACCCAGACTGATCCACGTGTCCTTGTGAAACTCATCCCCGTCAGCAAATATGATCTCCTGAGTAGGACGCTCTCCCGAGAGATTTGGATCAGGAAGGGCAATACCCGGGATAGGAATGCCCAAACCACCAAGCCGGATTCTCATACCTCCACCATGCCTAGTAGATCCACTAGTGAAGGCAGACTTGGTTCAGTTCCCACGGTTCCATAAAGAGTTTCTTCGAGCGTTTCAAGCATTGCCGGAGCAATTCTCCGAGAATCCAGGGAAATATGACTGGTAGGGCGGATCCCAAACATCTGCGCAGGCGTCCCGAAGATAGACCATTCAAAGGTTTGAGGATCTACTGATTCACCGTTGGTGCTGTAAGTAACATCACCCGGAATGGCCAGTAGATTGTAGAGGATATGAATCTTGTAAGCGTGATCCAAGCCTTCCACATCGTTGCCGACCAACGTGCGATAAGAGAGATTGAATAGCCTTGGCGAACGTTGATCGTGGACGAAGACCCCCGGAGAAAATTCCTGAGTGCCTCCCAACTCATCCATCTCGTCCGGATATGTGAAGGCTGAGATCTTTGCTGAATACGACCCGGGAACGTGATGATCAAGAAATTTGATACCGTCGATGAAATAGGATTTGACTTCCCGACTTACCGATTCGTTGACGGAGATCAGTCCGTTCCAGGGCACGGCAACTCCACTTGGCGGATACAAGACGCCGTGATCGACGCCTGTCTCGTAACGACGTTCACCCACCTGATCCCAGACAAGCGCGGTCATGCGGCCTCCTTTCTACCCCTTCGTGCCCAACTGCGCCCTGCGCTGAGCGTTGAGTTCTCGGTTTCGAGCAGCGATCTCGCCGCGGCTCATCTTCTTCGGCTTCTCCTGCTTGAGGTTACAGATCCGGATAAGAGTGAAGAGACGATTGAGATGCCAGGTTTCACACTCAAACGGAATGTGAAACACCGTCATCCAGTAGTAGATAAGCTCGGCGGTGATTACTTCTCGACTGGTTTTGGGTGCTCCGGGAGCTTCAGAGAACCAGGTAGCCGTCATCTTACGGTCGATGTACGCGTTTACGGCCTCCAAATTCTCTTTAGAAAGCTTCAGGAGAAATTCCTCCGGGGCATTTGGAGTCAGAACCATACACCGGATGTAATCCAGAACCTCTTCCGTCGTCTTCTCACTTTTGCCCAAAAAGGGCTTTTCAAACTTTGACTCCCATTTTGAAAGAGAAACCAGAGAATGCTCGAGTTCCAAGGTTACGTCGCCGATACTGACGAACTGATCCAACTTTTCGTCATAAGATTCGATTCCTGGAACTGTGATTGTGAGCATTCCCTGGTCCTTTCAACTTTATTGCGTACCGGTAGTCCGGTTATGTATTCCCCCACCGAATTACGAGCGATCCCGGAGAGTTAGAAGGACCGTGGTCTCAACGGCACCCCGCAACCTTTACCTGGGGGTCACGACCATGTACGCAACATCACCGAGCATCGACTAGAAGTCGAACGTCCACTCGTCGTCACCTTCGAGGTTGAAGCCGGACTGAGCCACGGCCTGAACCTCGGCGGTCTGCCCGGCGGAGAGCGCGGGCTGGGCGCCCGGGGCCCGGTTGACGCCGTTGACCTTCCACTGGACACCGGTGACGGCCGGGAGGGTGACGACGTGAGTGGCGTCGTTGTAGGCGGGCTGGTTGGCCGCCGTTCCCAAATCGACGTCGACGACGCCACCCGTGAACAGAGCGACGACCTCGTCGGGTCCGGGGAGACGGGCATCGTCCCCGGGGGTGCCGAAGAGGATGTCCTCGAGAGCCTCCAGGTCGGCCGGGTCCGACTTGGTGGAATCGACGGTCAGAATGGACGTCGGCTTGAGACCGACGACGTTGACCGGAGTGGTGGTGAACTCCCACGAGAACGCAATCGCCTCGGGCGAGTCGTTGACCGTGGCGTAGGCCTTCTCTGACGGCGCCGCCTGCGCGCCGTAGATCAGATGCAGCTTGTAACCGTGGTCCTGGCCTTCGGTGTCGTTGCCCCGAAGCGTGCGATAGACCAGACCAAAGGGACGACGTCCTTGCTGCCCGATCGCCACTCCCGGAGCGGGTTCGTTCGTGCCATCGTTCTGCCCGAACTCGTCCGGGTAGGTGAAGGCCTCGATTGTGCCGCCGAACTCCTCGGCCGAGATGAGGTTCACGTAGACGATGTTGTCCGCGTACTGCTTGTTCGACTCGGCGCCCGAAGGCGACTCCGTGACGGTCGTGAGACCGTTCCACGGAACGCCGTCTCCGTAGGCGCCGCTCTCGTCGAGCTGATAGAGGACACCGCGATCGACACCGGTCTCGTAGAGACGCTCGCCGACGTTGTCCCAGGTCAGAACTGTCATGCTGAAGGGCTCCTTTTCAGAAGAAGAGGCTGAAGACGTAGTGGTTGAG